GGCATTAGTACCAGTGCGGTTCCAGTCGTTTCTGTTGGGGTTTGTGCCCAGGGCAGCCAGCAGGCTTGTCCGCTCCGGCGTAGAGACAGTGGGCTGGACATACCGCCGCAGCATAGGGTTGTTGGCCCCGGTGCTGTGTACCATTACACCCTTTGGTTTGATCCTCTGCCCAGTCTTATAACAGTCGTTGGCGGTGAGCAGACAGCTCAGCAGTCTCATTCTTCCACCTCATAGATCATATCAAGTCCGTAGGCTACTGCCGCATCGTGCTCAATCTTGCAACCGCGGGCCTCCTCCCACCCCTTGCAGAAGTAGGCCGCGTGGCACAGGGACATGTTCTCTAGGCTCTTAGCCAGGAAACAAAGCGGAATCTGGACAACACCGCGTTCGTCCATCTTCTCCTTGCTGTACCACTCGTCAGTGAATAGCGTATTCACAATCTCGTAGCCTCGTTTCTTCAAGGCGGCAATTGCCTTCTCGCGGGTTGAGATGATCTCTTCGTCAGTCCTTCCAGCCATAGGTTGGCTGAGCATTGCTTTCTTCATTTTCTTGCAATCTCCCTTCATTTTTTCCATTTCACTCACTGACTTCAGGCAGCCCCGCCACGCTGGTGAGCAGGGACAGCACCCCCGCCAACACAGCGGCGGACGCCACCACAGGCCAGTCCACGGCGGACAGCACGGCGGCGGCTCCGATGGTGGCCACCGCAGTCTGGGCCATGGTCTTTACCGCCCGCACTCCCGCAGCCTTGATCCATCTCTTTGTGTTGTTACTCATATGTATTCTCCTTTCTTCTCCCCTATCAGGGGGCGCTTTCCTCGTGGGCCGCTTGGTTCAAGTGCTTCTCCAACTTGTCCAACGCGGCGGTCACCGGGCCGTTGCAGCCCTGCTCCTTCAACCCTTTTAGACAGGCCAACACACCGTAGCAGATCAGCGTCTGCTCCTTGCGGATGCCCGCCAGCTCCTTATTCTGCTTTTTATCCCGCTCCACAAACTTTACCACCCGGAGCAAGATGCCCCCCACCACCCCCAGGGCAGTGAGCAGGGCCGCAAGCTGGATGATCATGTCCTGGCTGATGGTTACCTCCATACCTTATCCTCACCTCCTAAAATATCCTGTAGTCGGGCCACTCTTCTCCAAACAAGCGGTGCCGGAGCCAGTCATCCAATATCACCGCCACCACCGCTAGGGGGATCCACAAAATGCTGTACATGACACATATCTGCCCCAATAGATTCAGCGGCAAGCCAGAGTAATCCCAAATACCCAGCCCAAGCCAAAGGTTCAGCACCACCCCGGCATAGAACTCCAAGACGGTAACCACGGTTGCGCCGATCAACCCCTGGAGCACCAGCGGCATTTCCCATGGGAAAAATTCGTTGATGCCGCCGATCAGCACAAAGCAAATCCCGCCCAGCACCGCCATCGTCCAATGGCTGTGCCCCCGCCAGATCATCTCAATCACAAAATAAGCGCCGCCTCCGCATAAAGCGAGGACGGCGCATTTCAATATCCCTTTCATCCCACACACTCCTTACTTTGCCCCCAAAGCACCGATAATGCCTTGGATCTGCCGGTTTGCGGCCTTCAAGACCTCCTGCATTTCAGCGGCCAAATCGTCCGGCAGATGACTGCCATAGACGGTGTCCCCAAGCACCTGCTGGTGGCACTCCCAATTGAGCCAGACCCGCAGGAAGTTGCAATAGGTGGTCTGCTGGGTGACAAAGCTCTTGTAGGTCACATACAACGATATGATATCCTGGGCCGGGTACATGACGCACTTTTCCCCATCCGCATGGTATGGGTACTCGGTTACGCCTAGAGTGACCGCCGCGGTGATGTCGCCGGTGGCGGCTAGCTTTTCCGTCACGGTCATCGTATCACTGTCTAAATTGTTGACTGTGCATGAGAAATTGACATCAAGGAAGTTTCCAGAAGGAGAAGTGGTTGGGACAGCTTGTTCTCACACTATACCGTCATCATCTACCGCAAAAGAGGCTAGGAGGGTGAAAACAGGTCGGCATCCGCCTTCTACAGTACCTGTACAGTTGGCTAATGTTCCATTACCCCGTGCAACATTTATAAACTGGTTACCAGCCGAAATCGAGTAACGCCATTGAATCACTACTGAACCATTTCGCTCAGTAATCTTGAGTATATCAGCTATAGGTAACTCCGTACCGTCATACTCCACACCATCGGACGTTACACCCATGACCTGCTGACCATACGCCACCTTACTCGTAATCACCAGCATCGCCTCCCCTCTCTCTCAATATCAGTACATACCGGCTCTCACCACTGCAAAGACTACCTGCGAGGTGATATTATGGAGCGTAAAGATAAGAAACATCCAACATCAAGTAAACTTGACCGTCCCATCCAGGCTGAGGCCTATCCATTTACCGAAAATGGACTTACCCCGGACAACACCAAAGACGATCAGTCTATCGTCAACCAAGCAGATACGCTGAAGCGATACAGCTGACACACTGGGGTGGGCATTTCCTGCCCCAGTACATGATGGGGATAGAATGGGCTGGCACCCATGAATGGGGTCCATTTCCCGGTTATCCTTCTTAATGCGCCGGTCAAGCTGGGGCAGCTTTCCCATTTTCACACACTCAACATCCTGGCGGGTATTAGACATCAGCTTGATCTATTCCAGTATGATTTCCACATCCGCCACCTCTGCTGTGGTAGCTAGATCACTGCACCCTCCCCGAAGATTTTTGGACGGCTCCTCCATCCCCTCCATACAGACAATCAGATGGGACTGCTTACCCCAGCTCCCAACTGCCCCCTGACACCGCCATCTATTACTGATTCATCTCTTCACTCCCATATTCCTCATCTATACCCGGCCTGTGCCAGCGCTCCAGGCTGTCCACAGCCGATTATCTTATTCAACATTTCCTTTCTCCTCTTTGTCACCTGCGTTCAGCTTTTGACATAATATAAAGTACCTGTTTATATTGGAGGTAAGTATAATGGATGCATGTTCAAACGAATCTGTGACTATGAACGCCCGTGTCCTGCGCGTCTGCTGCGATCATCTTCTGGTCTGTGACCTGGCTGGCTGTCAGGAAGTACTGGTGCATACTCCAAAAGCCTGCTGTTTCCGCGTTGGAGAAACCGTCTGCATTGAACACAGCGGCGGCATGACCATGAGCATTCCCCCACAGGTCAGTGCCATTTGTATCGACCGCGTCAACTGCTGACTACACCCTCTCCTAACGTGTCATCAAACTGCCCCCTTGGGGGCGGTTTGCTTTTTCTTCACGCACTACAGCTGCTGCAATGGAGAGCGATGATTTTCTTTTGTTTCGGTGAAATCATGCTCATGTCTTCTTCTCCTCACAAATCACCCAAGTTTCCACCTCAACCCTTGGCCGATCCTTGTCGCACAGCACTCGGCTTCCAATCGTGGGATGCTACAATTCCGCTGCTATCATCCGCCAGCACATGGATGAAAAAATTTGCAAACCGCCATCTCTCATCTAAATGGAAGCAAGGACGAACCCAATTCCCCCACAACCTAAAAAGCAAAAAATGCACCAATTAGCACGTTACACTGTGTGATTCAGGACAACAAAAAAAGCGCTGAAGCCATTGAAACTACTGGCACTTCAGCGCTTTTTATATTGGAGCAGGTGAGGGGAATCGAACCCCCGTGTTCAGCTTGGGAAGCTGACATTCTGCCATTGAACTACACCTGCGATTTTTTTCATTATAGCAGACCATCTCAACAATTGCAAGCTTTTTATCGGCGGAATTAGTATATCCTACCTTCACAATTAATTTACAAAAGAAAGCTGGACAAATACCACGGCTAGCACTATAATTTAAGTATCAATCCAACCAAGGAGGTGGTTCAACATGAAGATCATCTGTTCCCTTCCCCAGGATATTGACGAGTTGATCTTCGCCGGAGAGGTTACCGTTCCCAGCGAGCGCTGAGTATGGCTGTTTCAATGGCAATATGAGATGAACTCGTCCCGTTGGGGACGTTTTTATTTTATCCCTTTTGTAGAGAGAGGGGGCCGTCTTCATGAAAGGACGGCCCCCTCTCCTTTTATC